TCGTTGGGCTGCTGCGAGATTTTGTTTAGTGAGCACCATGCTGCCTGCTTGCTTGCGTAATTCATGGTTGCCCTTCGTTCTGTCAGGAATGTAGGTCCGTAGCCATTGATTGTGGGTGCGTTCAATGAGTGCTAGGCGATCGGTTTTGGTCGAGTTAGGCAGGATGAGGTGTCCTTTGATCGGCAACAGTAAATCGACGAGGTCTTGTGAAAGCGGAAGGGTTCGGGGCCGGACCCCTTTAAGTTGAAAGTTGGGGCGGTCTTCAATCGAAAGGGCATAGCCTGTTTCGGTTTCAATAATCCAATTACGTTCAGCCGCTGCCAGTTCTGAGTTGCGCAAGCCTAGCCGGCGGAGGAGGAGATTGACGAGCCAAAGGTCGGGATTTGTTTGCCGCAGTTCGTTCGCTGCTTTTAACATCGCTTCATATTGCTCGCGCGGTATTCTTGTCCATTGAGCGGAGGGCGTGGGGAGCAAGGGAACAGAGAGAAAATCGCTGAGATCTGGCAGCCTCAGAAGACTATATTTTTCAGAGAACAGCTTTTTAGCAAATACGTCTTTGGCGTGTTTGTAGGTCGAATTGATCGACAGATTGATTTGGCGTCGGCTTCGCCTATCAAGGTTGGACAAGCCTTGTTTGGTCATCATCCACCTTTCAACCAGAGTTCGAGTCAGCACCGTAACAGGCTGATCGACTGATGATTGGTGGATTGCTTCAACGATTTGACGGAGAGCATTTTCATTGGTGCGGAGAGTAGCTTTTTTGGCGTGAATGGCCCCTGTCTTGTAGGCGATGAGGATGTCACCAATCGTGGCCCATGTGGCTTTATGGCCTGGACGTTGCAATGGAGCGTAGCCAGTCACCATCTCTTCTATCTTCTCCCGCACCCTTAATTCTGCAGTCGCAACATTCGTTTCTTTGGTGGAGAATTTGTGAGTTTCCCCCTGTAAAACGAATTGTGCCGTCCAGTGAGGATGCCGACTGCCATCTGGGCGCTTCCTTCGCCACAAGAGAGCACGAACACCAGATTGGAGGATGGAGGTTGAAAACGACGAGCGACGCATATCGTCGTTTGGCACAAATTTGGCACAGTGAAAGTCATTTATAGTCATCTGCTGTCGTATTTTGCATTGCTTTAATAAGGGTTCGGGACACTATGGCCGGTGTGCTTGCTGTCTTTTAACCAATTGGTCGAGGGTTCGACCCCCTCCCCGCGTACCATATTCTATAAGGCTTCAAGCCTTTCAAGGCTCCGTTTTGGCACTAATTTGGCAAAGAGGTCAGACATAGAGAGACCCCGACACACTAAGAAATCGCTGGTTCCTTAAATGCCTGAAAATCAGCATTTTACGATTAGTCCTCCATATACTCATAGTCTCTCTTGGTCTATTTCGGGGGTAGAGTGAAGAAAAACTAAAAGAAGAAGAACTCGATTTGTTTCAAAACAGGAAAGCGGCAGATATGGAGGCACTGTGAGTGACTGAGAGATCACCACCACCGGGGTAAGGAATCTTTTTTTGGGTCAAAAACACTCATGTATGCCGGAGGTGAGTGCTTTATGTATTGATGGTGTCCCAGAAGCTGTCCCATTTTGAGTCTGGGGTGGGTGGGGCAGTTGAGATTGCTGGTAGCTTGGCAGGTGGTTCTTGCCAAAAGCTGGAATGGGCGAAAACGACGAGCAGATTGAGGGAGTCGAGGGGGATCCGGTTTCGGTTGAGACTGGAGCTGCGGATTTCGCGCCTTTGTCCGACCCTGAATCTACTTCTATGGAGGCTGAGGTGGGCGAGGTTGGAGTGTCTGGGAGCGATGTGGATGGTGACAATGGTGTGAAGGGTTCGGGAGGGGGTATGGGGGTGCGGGAGCTGGCGATGAAGGCGTTGAAGGACAAGGTGACTTCCGGCAAGAGTTTGACTGCCGCTGAGTGGAAGAGGCTGGAAGATTACGAGAGAAGTGGTGTTGCGGTGGACGAGTCGAAGGTTTGGGCCAAGTCACAGGTTGAGTTGGCGGATGTGCTGAATTGCGATCGCAAGTCCATCCAACGGTATTTGAAGGTTGAGGGGAATCCTGGCGCTGCTGCGGATGGTCGCTACGATGTGCGGGCCTGGAAAACGTGGGTGGGGGCGCGGGGGACGTTGAAGGGGCCGCCGCAAAGCGAGAAGGAGAGTTTGGAGTTGGCGGGGTTGCGTGCCGACGTGGAGGCGAAGCGGTTGAAGCTGGCGGAGGCGCAGGGGACGATGGTGGACCTGGAGGAGGCTATGGGGGTGCTGGGGGGTATCTTTAGCGAGTTGCTGCCGAAGTTGCGCGGACTGCAACACAGTCTGGCCCCATTGCTTGCCGCAATGGAGCCGGAGGAGGCGATGGTGAAGATGGACGAGGCTGTTACGAGAGTGATGGGGGAGGTCGCCGTTCCACATACGGCAAAAAAAAAAGTCTTTTGGAGGATCATTGCCGAGCGGTTTTGCAGCCTCCAGGCCGACTTGTTATGTGGCAGTGGGCAGAGGTTCACTTCGTAATGGCGAACGGCCAGAAGTGGTCGTCTGAGAACTTTATTCTGCTGCGGTTCATTATGGAGTCCCTGGGGGATCCGCGGGTGCATGTGGTGGACTGCATGTGTTCGGCGCAAAGTGCGAAGACGGTGACGATGCAGGCGGCGGAGTGTTATTGGATCGCGGAGGATCCTGGCGATACGCTGTGGGTGACATCGTCAAAAGACATGGCGGTGAAGGAGATGAAGGGGCGGTTGAAGCCAGTGTTTCGGGCGTGCCAGCCGGTGGCTCAAAAGATGCCGGAGCATCGATCGCTGAATGGGTCGCGGGAGATTTACTTTCCTGGGGGTGTGTTTCGGATCACGGGTTGTGAGAGTGAGACCGATCTGCAGACGACGCCTTACAGGCGATTGATTCTGGATGAGGGGAGGTCGTATCCGAAGGGGGCGATGTCGATGGTGTCGAAGCGGACGCGATCGTATCCGCACTCGTTCAAGCGGGTGGCGATTTCGACTCCGGACATGGAGTATGATGAGGTTCACTTGGGCTATCTGGCGGGAGACCAGAGGATTTGGCAATTCCGGTGTCGGGAGTGCGGGTGTCACCAGGAGCTGCGGTGGGGTGAGGCTGGCGTGGTTGGGGGTGTGAAGTATGTGGTGAACGAGCAGACGAAGGTGGATGGCAAGTGGAAGTGGGATGAGCTATACAAGACGCTGTTTTACGAGTGTGAGGGGTGCGGCTATCATTACACGAAACTGGGGCCGAATCAGAAGGACCGGGTTTGGTTTGCGACTCAGGGGCGTGTGTTGAGGCAGAATGAGGATGCGCCGTCCGATCATCATAGCTATGCGTGGAATGCGCTTTTGCCGCCTTACACTTCATGGGAAGATCAGTTGCATGAGCAGTTGGAGGCGCGGGCGGCGCTGGCTTATGGCAACGTGGAGAAGCTGAAGGATTGGGAGAATGAGACGAATGGCAAGCCGTGGTCAGACCGGATGCGCTACAAGGATGATGAGAAGGTGCTGTGGAAGCGGTGTGCGAACTACGATGTGCTGGCGCCTTGGGCTCAAGAGGTGCGGCGGTTCTTGACGGCGGACGTTCAAGGGGCGGGTGGGCGGCATTTCTGGATTGTGATTCGGGCGTGGGGTGTTGGGGGGTGGAGCCGGAAGTTGTGGAGTGGGAAGGTGTTTACGTATGAGGAGATCGATTCGCTGGCGGTGAAGTGGAATGTGAAGCCGGACAATGTGGTGATCGATGCGGCGAAGTGGAGTCCGGAGGTGTATGCGCAAATCATGAAGCGCGGTTACACTTGGAAAGCGGCGAAGGGTGAGGATGTGGGGTCGTTCCAGGCGGAAGTCGGCGGGATGAAGGTGCGGCGGATTTGGAATGTTTCGATGGTGGACCCGATGATGGGCAAGGCTGCGCCTGGCCGGCGGCCGCGGCCGTTGCCGTTGTTCCGGTTTTCGAAGCCGAGCACGGTGAACCTACTGCTGGATTTTCTGGCGGGCTCTGTGGGGTGCTGGGAGGTGCCGCCGAAGGATGAGCTGCCGTCTGACTATTGCTCTCAGGTGACGGCGTATGAGGTGCGGTTGGAGGTGGATGCGAAGGGGGTGCAGCGGCAGCGGATTTATGCGAAGCGTGATAACCACCTGGCGGACTGCGAAAGGATGCAGATCATGGCGGCGGCGGTGACGAATTTGCTGGCGGGAGAGGAGCCTGCGAAGGAGGGAGAGGAGATGCTGACGGCGTTTGATTGAGGTTAGCCAGGGGTTTGAAGGGGTGTTGCAGGAGGCGTGAGGCGAAGTGGATGAAAGCCTCTGCGAGTTGGCGGTTGGTGGGTGGGCGAATGGGTTTTCTGGAGACGGGTTCGTCCCAGATGCCAGTGTTTTCGTAGTGGGTGACTTCGATGCGGAGCGTGGAGTGTTCGTCGTCGCTGATGCTGACAAAGGTGCGCTGCGCTGGGGGAGAGGATGGGAGTTCGGAGGTAGTCATGTTCAGGTTTTCGATGGCGGCTTGCATTTGCGTTTTGAGTTCGGCGGCGGCTTCTTCAAATTGGCGGCGGTAGCTGTCGGCGAATTCGGGTTTGAGGATGATGAGGATGTCGGCTTGCCTGGCGATCTTGCGGAGGTCGTCGATGAAGGGCTGAGTTTCTTTGGCATCGCGGGCGGGGTTGCTGTCGGTGACGTAGCCACATCCTCCACACTCCGGACAGGATTGGCTGGTATCTGGAAACCATTTTTCGAGAATGGCTTCGACGCTGGACATAAGCGATACGTGCTTGGGTGGTGCGGGTAGGGTGAGCGTGCTCATGGGTTGAGAGGTGGCGGGCGGTATGGCTAATGTTGCTCCTGTTGTTGGTTCGGTTATCGCGTCTGCTGCTGCTGTGAAGAAAGACGGCACTGCTGGTGAGGCGATCATTCAAGGTGACGTGCTCTACAAATCCTCGTCTGACTCCAAGCTGTATAAGGCGGATTCCAATGACACGGCGGCGAAGGCGGTGGTGGTTGGGGTGGCTTTGAACGCTGCGAGCGCGGGGCAGCCGGTGGACTATGCGGAAAAGGATGCGGCCTTGGAGCTGGGTGCGACGACGGTGACGGTGGGCACGGTGTATGTGCTGAGTCCGACGGCGGGCAAGATGATGCCGGTGGATGATTTGGCGACCGGCGACCGGGTGACGGTGTTGGGTGTGGGTGTGGCGACGAACAAGATCATGCTGTCGAAGCCGATTGTGTCCGGAGTGGCGGTGCCAGCCTAAGCGAGATTGATTTTTGAGTCAGGTGAGCGGGGATCCTTTAGCGGGGATCCCCGCTTTTTTATGGGGCGGGTGGGGGTGGTTGGTTGGGGTTCTTTTGGCAGCGGCGGAAGTAGCTGAGGGGGTCCATGGGGACGTTGAGGGCTGCGACGGCGTCGGCCTGGTCTTTGGCGGTGGTGGGTGGGTTGGTGGGGATGGCTGGGGGGTGGAATTCGTCGAAGCGGGTTTGGGCGATGCGGAGGCGCTGCAGTAGGGGGGCGCGGACGGTGAGATTGAGGTGGGCTTCGTTTTCGGTGAGGGCGGTTTCGGAGGGGAGGTTGGCGTGGAGGCGGAGGGTTTGGGCGAGGAGCTGCTCTAGGCTGACGGGGTCGTGGAGTTCGGTGGAGAGTTCGCCGTCGAGGGCGAGTCCGGCGGAGGCTTTTTTCTCTTGGTGAGCTTGGGCGAGGAGGCTGTCGAGGGTGCCTTCGACGGCGACGAGCCAGACGTGGAGGGGGCGCGGTGAGGTGAGACGCCAGATGCGGTGAATGAACTGTTCGACCTCGTCCATGGCCCAGGAGAGGGCGGGGACGATGAGGTGGGAGCATTGGGCGAAGTCGTGGCCTTCGGCCATGGCTTTGAGTCCGGCGACCATGACAGAATACTGGTGACGCTTGAAGCCTGCGGCGAGGAGGGCGCGTGAGGCGGGGGGTTCGGTGCCGTCACAGCGCACGGCGCGGATGCCTGCTTCTTTGAGGAGGGGCATGAGGGCGGTGGTGAAGGAGTGATAGGGGGAGGCGATGAGGACTTGCTCGCCTTTGGAGAGGGCTTGTTCGACGGTGGCGAGGATGGCCTGGGTTTTGGGGGTGAAGAGGTGGGGGCTGCGGTGCGGGAGGTTGGGGGACCAAGGGGCGAGGCAGCATTCGCGGAGGAGTTCCAGGCGGCGGGCGACGATGGTGCGGGCGTCGGTGATGGCTTTGCCACTCTTGGTGGTGAATTTGCAGAGGGCGAGAAGGCGCTCGTAAGCGGTCCATTGGTGAGTGCCTGGTTTGACGTTGACGGGGTGGTAGGTGCAGGGTTGCATGTAGGTGTCGGTGTGGGTTTTGCGGCGGCGGAGGATTAAAGGGGCGAGGAGTTTGTAGAGGTGTTCGATGTTGCAGACGCGGTTGGAGCGTTTTTCGATGCGGCGGGGTTTTTGGTCGTTGGCGATGAGGTCTTTTTCACGGGTATGGAAGCGGTCGATCTGGAGGTGTTGTTCGGCGAAGCGGGAGCGGCCTGCGGGGGTGCCTTCGTAGGGCCAGAGGGCGGTGGGTGTGGCGGAGCCGCCAGCGACCCACCATGCGGGCCAGAAGATGGAGTCGAGGCGGTTTTTGACGGGGGTGCCGGTGAGGATGAGGCGGTTGGCGGGGACGAGGCGGCGGAGGGCGGTGGAAAAGAGGGAGTCGTCGGCTTGAAGGCGGGTGCCTTCGTCGGCGACGACGCAGTCCACTCCCCTGCCCTGCGCGGTCCATGCGGCGAGCTGGGTGGAGAGGGAGGGGGTGTAGGTGCAGAAGATGCCGTTGCGGGTTTCGCCGACGCCTTCGGCCCAGGTGCCGATGTGGGGGTTGTCTTCGGCGGGGCCGATGTGGATCTGTTCGGCGGGGAGGCGTTCGTAGCTTTTGTTGCGGGTGAGGGCTTCCCAGGAGACAAGGTAGTGGGTGGTGGGGGTGCCTTCGGGTGGGAGGGGGCGGTGGAGTCCGGCGCGGCGGGCGTCCTCGATGCTGTCGATGCGGCGGACAGGAAGGGAGAAGTGGGTGGCGGCCTGAATGATGAGCTGGTCATGGAGTGAGGCGGGGGCGACGAGGAGGGAGCGGCGGGCGCGGCGGAGCTGGGGCCAGAGGAAGGCGGCGGTGGTTTTGCCGAGACCTTGTTCCCAGGCGAGGATGAGGCCGGACTTGAGGGAGGCGGCGGCGAGATCTCGGACTTGGAAGGGTTTGAGGGCGATGGTGGCGGGTGGCGCTTGCATTTGAGGGGTAGGTGTTTATTTTCCCGAATGAGAACTTTTCTTCCTGGGATTTATGTGGTGAACGAGGTGGACAAGAGGCGATGCACGCTGGCGGGGCAGGTGCGGGAGTGGGTGTTTGGGTTTGGGGTGGCGTGGGGGGTGCTGATGCTGATGCTAATGGTGGAGGGTTGGCGGGAGCAGTGGTGGATGTGGATGGTGCTGGTGCCGTGGGTGGCGTGGTTTTGGCTGCGCAATGGGTGGGTGGAGGCGCTGTGGGAGGAGCTGGAGGATGAGGAGCGGGCGGAGCTGGGTCCACCTGGGGCGCATAAGGTGGCGAAGCGGGCGGAGTGGCTGTGGGGGCTGCTGCTTTTGGTGATGGTGTTGCGGATGGGGATCCTTTGTGTGGGGGGCTGGGACGTGGTGATGGCGGATGTGAGTGAGATGTGGCGGGCGATGCGCGAGGGTGGGGCTCAAGCTGGGGGATGAGGGTCGAGGCGGCGGGCGTTGGTGTGGGCGGTGGGTTTGGCTGGGGTGGTGGTGGGTGGTGGCAGGGGTGAGGTGCGGGGGCAGAGGGTGTAGATGTGGTCGATGGCGGCTTGGAATTCGGTGGCGTAGGCTTCTTCCAAGGCGGGGACGTGGGGGATTTGGAAGTGGGAGATGAGGGTTTGCAGGGGGGTGGGTTTGAGGGTGCGCTGGGAG